GGATAACGATGTAGGCGTTTCCTTGATTTAGTTTTGAAATGGTTAGGAATATGGTTGTTCAAATCGTAAATCAAGGAAACGCCTACATCGTTATCCGTCGAAAGTTCGGTAGTGTCAGCGAGCTTGTATTATGCGCAAATAATACAGTAACCTATGACAAATTGAATGATGTTTATATTATTTCTGATCCATATAACCGGATATATGGGCGTTTTGAATCCTACGAAATAATCCATCTTAAAAATAATAGTTTGGACGGGGGATATACAGGAGTAAGCACAATAATGTACGCTAGCCGTATCTTTTCCATAGCCGCGAGTGCAGATAATCAGAATTTACGAACCTTTCAGAATGGAAGTAAAATAAAGGGGCTTGTTTCCGGTGCAAAAGAGATAAATAAAGGGTTGCCCGGTGCAGGTATGACGGATATTCAACTTTCTACGGTTGGAGATCGCATAGAGGAACAACTAAACACAGGAAGAGACATTATTTCAGTTCCCGGCGATGTTGGATTTCATCAACTTTCTATAAATCCGGTTGATGCGCAGTTATTGGAAACAAAGAAATTCAGTATTCTTGATATATGTAGATTTTACGGAGTTCACCCAGATAAAGTATTTGCCGGACAATCTACTAATTACAAAGCTTCTGAAATGAGCAATGTTTCTTTTTTAACTGATACACTGCAACCAATATTGAAACAAATCGAGGCTGAATTTAATTACAAGCTGATTCCTAATTCAGTCGCTCACTTATATAGTATTTCATTTGATTTGTCATGCTTATATCAAACCGATTTAACGACACAAGCAAGCTATTATAAAGCTTTGGAAGAAATGGGAGCTCATTCCCCGAATGATACTCGTAGGGCTTTAGGAAAACCGCCCGTTGAAGGAGGCGACAAAGTGTTTATCTCCTGCAACGTTCAACCAATCGAGGCGGCTAGTCAAAAAGTAGAGCTACCCAAAAACGAAGAAACAAACATATAGTAAAATGATATTTGCAAAATATGGAAATACGAAGTTATACAGAGTTAGGTGCTCCTAAAGTTGGAGATGGAAGAATAATCGAAGGTTATGCGGTTGTATTCGGACAAGAAAGCCGTGTATTGTACGACAGGGAAAAACAACGCGCTTTTGTTGAGGTGATCGAAAAGGGAGCTATAACGGAAGAGTTATTGCGTAGTTGTGATGTTAAAGCTCTGTTAGATCATAATAAACAGAGATTGTTAGCTCGTTCTAATCGTGGTGCGGGAACTTTGTCGCTTGAACTTGACGACTACGGATTAAAATACAGATTTGAGGCTCCTAGTACTCCCGATGGAGATTTCGCCGTAGAAATGATTAAACGCGGTGATATTTTCGGTTCGTCTTTTGCGTATGCTTTAAATGAAAAGGATAAAACAAAAGTTTCCTATTCAATGAAAGACGGGTTGTTGCTTCGTACTGTACACATGATTGATCGGATTTCCGATATATCTCCCGTTGTTGATCCTGCTTTTTATGGTACAGACGTAACGGTGCGGAGTATGGACGATACGATAGCGGAGTTGTCCGGCGAGAATAAAGACTATCTAAATGAAATTAATAATTTACGCAAATCAATTTAAAACATGAGAAAAGAATTTGAAACTATTGCTCAATACAAAGAGCAGATGCGCGCTATGTTGGATAAAGCAGAAGCGGAAAAAAGAGCACTCGACGCAAGCGAGAAAGAGCAGTTTGAGCAGTTAAAAACAAAGAAAGAACTTTTGGAAATGAAAGTCGAACGCCGTGCGCTTGAAGATATTAACGCGGGACTGGTGTCAGACCGTCGCGTGTTGTTTTCACAGGCTGTTTTTGACGTCGTTAATCATCGCTCTTTGGAAGAATACAACGGAGTAGTATCGGAAGGCGGTATTAAAGTTGTAGAACGTGCGGTGACTGTTACAGATACAACCGATGCGGCTAGCATGGTTCCTGTTACAATCGGTGAAATCATTGAACCGTTAGAAAAAGGCTTGATTATTGATAAACTAGGTATCAAGATGCAAAGCGGGCTTGTAGGTGACCTTGTTTTCCCAACATTGGCGGCTGTTGAAGCAACAATTCAGGGTGAAAACGTTGCGGTTACCGATACCGAATTGAATATCGACAAAATCAAGGCTTCACCCAAACGTGTATCTATTTCTATCCCGGTGTCTAAGCGTGCGATCAACCAAACGAACTACTCTTTGCAGGACGTAGTTTTAAAACAAATTTCGCTTGGTGTTGCCCGTACTTTGAACAAATGGATGTTTTCGGGGGCTGCGTTGTCTGGTGCAAGTAACGGCGTGTTTGTAAAGGCAAAACCGGATGTAGAATATACTTCCGCATTGACGTTCGCGAATATTGTTGCACTTGAATCTACTGTCATGGATGCGGGCGTAGATGTTACGGACGGTACAGCCGCCTATGTTTGCACTCCAAAGGTGTATGGTACTTTGAAATCCACTCCCAAAGCGGCGGGGGCTGCTGAAATGATCTGCCAAAATGGTATGGTGAACGGTTATCCGGTTCTTGTTACTAACTACATGGACGCCGATTCTATCGGATTCGGTGTATTCTCCAACGCTGCTATCGGTCAGTTCGGCGATATGGATTTAGTTATAGACCCGTATACCGGAGCGAAAAGTAATGTCGTAAACTTTGTGTTGAATACTGATTATGATATTGTTGTAGCTCGCCCGGAAGCCTTTGCCATCGCAAAGAAAAAAGCTTCTGCCTAATCCTATAACCTATCATTCACTAAAGGGCTGGGGCTTCGGCTCTAGCCCTTTCTAATTTATACAATATGGCACAATACGTAACACTCGAAGAACTCAAACAGCATTTAAACGTTGACTTCGACACGGACGACGCGTATATAACCGGGCTTATCGAACCCGTTCAACTTCTTATCGAATCGTATCTAAATAATCCGCTAGATACCTACGTTAAGGACGCAAAAATAGATCGGCGTATCTGGCACGCGATCCGCATCCTTATAGCGAATTACTACGCAAACCGTGAATCGGTAACATTTGCCACTCCGCAAGTTATTCCGGGGCACATAGAACTATTACTGCAACCTTTAAAACGATATACGTAATGCAAGCAGGATTATTAAACGAAATGATCGCTTTTTACCGTAGCGAGTCAAAGCGCGATAATCTGGGCGGCACGTCTGAAAGTTGGGTGAAAGTATTCGATAAACGCGCATACATTCGCTTTAAGTCGGGTGCACGTAAAGAAGCGAACGGCGAGATATATAATACGACCGTTAATACGATAATGATTCGCATCTGTAAAGAGATCAACGCTAAAATGAGGATCGAATACGACGGGCAGAAATACAAGATTCTATCTATCAATCACGACCGGAAGCAACAAGCAACGGTTATAGAAGCGGAGGTAATCAATGAGTAACGACAATTACACCGGGTGCAACTTGTATCGCGTCGAAGTGGATGCAACGCGAGTAAACGAACTACTTAAACGGTTGAACGATAAAGAAGCAAAGAAGGCAATTTCCTCCGCTCTTAGAAAGTCGATTCTTATCATTCGTAAACAGGCACAGGAAAATCTAGTTTCCGCCGTTACTGATGCAGAATTTAGCAGTTCTAAGAATGGCGTATCGTTCAAACCGTTAAAGAACGAAATAAACGTAGCAGTTTATCGCAATACTTCCGGTGCACGGGTTGACTTGATCGACCGCCGCAAAAAGGGATCACGCGCCTATATGCTGAAATGGTTCGAATCAGGAACAAAAGAACGAGCTACCAAAAAAGGAGCGAATAGGGGTATTATAAATGCTTCCCACTTCTTTTCTAATGCGGTCAAATCGAAGCAGAAAGAAGCAGAGAGCTCACTAGAGAAAAATATAATTGATTCTATAATGAAAGTAGCAAATAAAAAGAAATGAGTTTATCAATAGGCGCACACGTATATAAGAAATTAAGCGACTCTACAGAGTTGGCAAAATTGGTTTCTGATAAAATATATGCTATCTCGACCAAAACGGAAACATCTTTTCCGTTTGTGATCTACAAACGCAACTCCTTAACGCCGGAATATACGAAAGATAGGTACGGCACAGGTGACACAGTTTCGGTTGAGATCGTTGTCGCCAGTGATAACTATTTGAACTCTGTAACAATCGCGGAAGAGGTACGTAAATCACTCGAAAACAAACGAGGAAGTTATGATAACTTCGATGTGATCGATTCTAAACTAATTAGTGCGAATGAGGATTTTATAGAAGATACTTTTATTCAAAGCCTCGTATTCTCATTTAAAACTGAATAATTAACTAAAACACGATAAAATTATGAGTAAAGCAAAATCAGTGTTAGGAAAAGACCTAATGTTATTCATCGACGGTAAAGCCATCGCACTTGCCACATCTTGCAAATTGGGGCTTTCGGCTGAAACAATCGACACGCAAAGTAAAGATTCGGGTATCTGGACGGAGAAGGACATCAAGAAACTTTCTTGGAACGCTTCAAGCGAAAATGTGTTTAGCGCGGATGCAGATGCGAATAGCTACGATAAACTATTCGCTTTGTTCTTGGCGCATAAACCTGTTGTTCTGAAATTTGGCGTTGTTGGCAATCCTGACGTAAACGAAATGCCCGCCGCCGGATGGACGCTAGCGGAAGGTGCATATACAGGTAGTGCGGTTATCACTTCGCTAGAAGCAAATGCGCCGGATGGTGACAAAGCAACACTATCAATCAGTTTCGAAGGAACCGGACCGCTTGCAAAGGAAGCAGCTAGTAAATAACTTACGGGCGGTGTTTTGCCGCCCTCTAAACGACTTATTCAATGAAAACAATATCACTTAACGGAAAAGATTTTTCTTTGAAATATACGCTTCGTGCGTTCTTTGTGTTCGAATCTATATCCGGCTATCCGTTTCAGTTCGGGAAGATGTTAGACGAGTTTCTTTTGTTTTATTCGTTCCTGCTTGCCTCTAATCAGGAATTGTTCAAAATGGAATTTGAGGAATTTATCGAATTATGCGAAAATGACTTGACGCTATTCGAACAATTCAAAGAATTTATTTTGGATGAAATCAAACTACGTTCGCAATCGGCAGGAAATGACGTAAAAAAAAAGAAGGTGACGACGCGGAAACGAAAGCCGTAAGTATACGCGAACTTTATTCGCGCGTTGTCGGTGAGGGTGGGATCGCTCCCGATTACTTCCTCGATAAAATGGACTTTATCGAGGTTGAATCGTTTATAGACGGATTGAATCGACGTAATCGGGAAGCGTGGGAACAAACTAGATTGCTAGGTTTCATTATAGCGCAATCGAATAGCACTAAAACGCTAAAGCAAACCGATATACTCCGGTTCCCGTGGGATGAAGAAGAAAAGAAAGATACGAGCGTAACGGACGAAGAGATGCAACGATTACGAGCTAAAGCAAAAGAAGTAGAATCACAATTAAACACGCATAAAGATGTCTGATATAGTAACAAGATTATTGCTTAAAACGAATGACTTTGACGCAAATCTAAATAAGTCGAAGAAGAATGTAAACGCTTTTCAAAGCGACATTTCTAAAATGTCCGGCGTTGCAGTATCGGGAGTTATGAAGTTCGCCGGGGTTCTTGGTATTGCTGTAACTGCCTCGGAGGGTTTCAATAAAGTAATGAATAGCAGTCAGACGCTAGGAGATGAATATGCCCGTACTATGGACGGCTTAAAAGGTGGCGTAGACCAGTTTTTCTACTCTATCGGTAGTGGAGACTGGACGCCGTTCATGAACGGGTTAACCGAAACTATACGTCTAGCACGCGAAGCATACAGCGCGATGGATCAATTAGGAAATACAAAAATGTCGTTCTCTTATTTTGATGCAAAGAATCAAGCAACCATACAAGAACAAATAACTATCTTAAAAGATAAGGATTCAACGGAAGAGCAAAAGAAAGCAGCTAGGGAACTATTAGACAAGACGCTGAAAGACCAAGAGGAAATCGTAGGACAATATAAACAAAGAAGTCAAAACGCATTACAAGCAATGGTAAAGGCGGCAATAGGACTTGACGGCGTAGATGTTTCGGCAATAGATATAGATAAAGTGTTGAGATTAGATGTATCTTCGGTAGGCGATAAACAAAAGGCACAATTAGCGAAACAGTATAAAGACTTCGTAGATGAATACGATCGTTTAAAAGCCAAATTCACAACTTACGAAACGGTGGGTTCTGGAATGAATGTGCACACGGTTACAACAACAGATACAAATGCATTGAGTAAGGCAATAAGCCCGATGTTATCGAAGTATCAGGATGCAATACAATATAACGCGATTTTAGTAAAGAAGAGTGATGAATGGTTGCAGAATTTAATAAACGTTGCAACGGCAGCAGAGGCGGCGGGACGGAATTTATCTAGTATGACGAAAGCGGCGAACCGCGCTTCACAGTCAGGAATGGGCGGGAAAACGCCAAAGGAAGAACCGAAAGAGGGCTCTATCGCTTGGTATGACACGCAAATCGCAGAGCAAAATAAAAAACTTATTGCTGAAACCGACATGCAAGCGCGTTCCGCCATTCAAGCAACAATTAATGAACTCGAATCAAAGAGGATAAGTTTAAAGTTTGTTGTAGAGCAAGAAACGTTCAAAAGTGCTCATGGTGAAATGAAAGACGGCGCTTTGTCTCTTCCGGTAAAACCAACGTATAAAGATAAAGTTCCTACTCATGGGAAAGAAGGTAAAAACTTAAAGTTGCCGAAATATGATCCGCTTTTTAAAAAAGAAGATATAGACATGAATGAAAGGTATGCCGAATCTCTATCTGCAGTTGGTAGTATTATGGGGTCTTTATCTGGAATAACCAATGAAAGTGCGGCGGCGTATCTTCAATGGGGCGCAAATGTTATATCCAGTATTGCGCAAGCTATTCCGGCTATTCAATCGTTAATAACTGCGAAACAGACCGAAGCAGTAGTTAGCGGCGTAGCTTCCGCAGCAGAAACGCCCGTTGTCGGTTGGTTATTGGCGGGAGCCGCCGTTGCTGCCGTCGTCGCTGCAATGGCTAGTATTCCTAAATTCGCAACGGGTGGTATTGTGCCTGGCACATCATTCACAGGCGATAAAGTTCCGGCTTTACTCAATTCAGGCGAGATGATTCTAAACGGATCACAGCAAAGTAATTTGTTTCAAATGCTTAATAGCGGTTTATATGGCTCCTTATCGCAAAAGATTGCACCGTCTGCAGAAAATGGAAATCAGCCCGCAAACGTAACGTTTCGCATACATGGAAGAGATTTGGAAGGAGTTTTGAGTAATCATTATAATCAGAAAAGCAAAGTAAGATGAAACTAAGATATTATTCAGAGTTTAAGAGCAGGAAAGACAAGACGTATAGAATCGAAATTCATACGGTCTTTGCAACGTATTCCGAAGAACTCACCCTAACAGATAGCCCGTTTACTGTTGAGTATGAATCGGACACTCTATACAAGCCGTTGAAAATGTCTAATTCGGTAACAAGCATATTGACAGATAAGATTTTATCAGACCTATATACAGCCGAAGGGCAAAATATAGAAGTTCGTTTGTATAATAAAACCGATGATGTTTTAGAGTGGTTTGGATATATGAGTCCAAATTTATATTCGAGCGATTATATAACTCCGCTTAATATAGTGGAGATACAGGCAATCGATACTATTTCCGTTTTGGAAAATAAGAAGTACTCTTATATTAATTCTTCCGAGGTCTATTTTAAAAGTTTCAAAGATGTAATAATGCACATTCTTGATATTGCCGATCCCGGAAAGATTCTAAACAAATTGTACTTTCAAAAAACTAATAGAATCTCGAAAGATGTTTCTACTTCTTTGATAGAAGATATTTATATACATGAACGAAACTTCTTTGATGAAGCTAACGAGCCGATGAATAGTAGAGATGTTTTAGAAGAAATCTTTAAATATATCGGTATGACGTTCATTCAGTATCAGGATGCTTATTATATGATCGACTATGATTTTATCAAAAACGACGAGCTTCATTTTTTCGTTTATGATAGAATAAGCGATACATGTGAAAGTATAACAATCCCTTCCGCACTATTGAATGTGCGTAATATTGGCGTATCTGAAAGCGCGGGAAGTATATCGCTTGGTGATGTGTATAATAAAGTATCTGTTGTTGCTAATATGAATCAGATAACCAACTTATGCCCGGAATTGCTCGACGACGATAAGGATATAGTAAATCAAAACTCCGATCCCAATAAATATTATATATCTGGTAGGGATATAGACGGAAAGAATTACACCCTTCTTAATTCGTTTTTTAAATCTAATAGTAATTGGGGGTATTTGATACCGAGCTTTTCATTTCTTGATATTCCGGCAGAAGGTGTTGAAGTGACTATCGACAACGTTAATGATATATATTCCGGTGTGGTATGGCAGAAGTACAGCGACTACACAACAGAGGACGGGGAACCGTCTTCTTTAAGTTGGAAAACCTGCGTTTCATTCCTGCAAGCGTATAATATAATTAGTGCTTCTCGAAAGACTCTTTTAACATTGAAAAACGGAGAGTATTCTTTATTCAAAGGAGGATATTTCATAATAAATATCGCTTATAGAATGTCCGGCTCTTTTCTTCCGAACGATATAATAAAAACGTCCGATGAAGTATACTCTAATACAAAATATGGCGCCGGATTTGATAATACGATGGTTCCTTGCAAATTATATATAGATGATTACTATTATGATGGTGAAGTATGGAGAAATCAAAAGTATTATACGGATCGAGTAAATCGAGGCTATTATAAAAATACGCATAACTTAACTTATAAAGGGGCTACATGGTATAGGTATAAGGATGAATTTGGAGATTGGAGATTTGTAAGTAAGGGCGAGTATGATTCAGTTAGTGGTGAAAAGGCTTCCGGCGGGTTCGAGGATAGAAATAAGGTTTATGCGTATAGGGAAAACGGCGAAGATATTTTTGTCGAAAAATGGTATCACGACGAATGTACGCTTAAAGATGGTTTCTATTTGGTTCATATAAACAAAGAAGGTGATAAAGTTTTCGATGATGAAAAGAGATTAACGAATACTGTTAGTTATAGATTTAATCTGTACGACTCAACGGACGGAGTTGCGATTAAACTTCCAGATGATAAAATACTATGCGGAAAGATACGCTTTGAATTAAGCACTCCGAATCATTTAGGAAAATATCCTATGTATCGAACGGATGGGGGCTGTTATCCTTGTACTGCATTTCATATATCCGATTTCATGTTTAAGTATACTAACAATAAAGTCACATACGATATATTTAATAATGCAGTTGACGACTCCGACGTAGTTTACAGCAACGTGATAAACGACAATAATGTAACAGAAATGGACGACATCGAACTATTAATCAACTCAAACGCAAAAAATATTTCTTCTTACTCAAATTGCGCTACCAAATCAGGGGATAAATTTGATTATTTAAAAACGGTATATAGTCCGTTGCACGATAAAAATGTATTGCCGGAACAAATACTAATAGACAAGTTTTATACGCATTATAAAGCTCCAAAATTTAGATACAGCAATAATTTAAATCGTGGCTTTTCGATACTGTCTAGGATTTACGAGAATTCCCTCAAAAGAGAAATGGTCGTCGATCAAATGAGTATTGATTACGCAAATGAAAGTTGTAACGTATCATTAATAGAAACATGATAGAAGTAGAAAATAAGAAAGTGCCTCATTCGTTTCGGAATAAGTATTTACGCAATTCCGGTTCGGTAAGTATTAGTACAACAACGCCAACGCCTATAAATGGCGGCGGGGCTAATCTTGACGTGCTGAAAATCGACGACGGGCGTACTGTTTCAGATGAGAATGTATTTTCATCTCTTCGTTCCCTATTTGAAATAAAGTCTCGTATTATTGCTCTGACCGATAATAATACGGCACCGACCGACGATAATACGTTTTCTTCTTTACGCATAAGGCAGGAACTATATGCGGCTATCGACGCTTTAAAAGACTCGTATTTATCCAAAACAGCGCCAGACGAAACGCAATTCCTTATCAAGTTGCTAGGCGGTTTAATCGTTGATAACGGGCTAGACGTAACGGACGGCATTTCTACGGATACGCTAACCGCAACGACAGTAACAACGCAAATACTTAACGTGCTTGATAAACTGATTGCGAAATCTGCTACTTTCTCCGGTGATATATCTTCGAGTGATTATGCGGAGAATTTAATCGGTTGGCTGATCGGCAAAAACGGTCATATAGACGCGAAATCTCTTCGTTTGCGTGACTTTCTTGAAGTTCCTGAATTACGCTATAACCGCGTATCAATCGTTTCGGGCGAAGAGTGGAACGCTCCGGGCGGTGGGATTCTCGAATCTGTTGATATGGATAATCAGATTCTTTATCTAAAGTTAGAACCGGGCGAATTTGCAGAAATAGAGGTAGACGATATTTGCAAAGGTATATTCAACGACTCAACAGGATTTCAAACCGCATATTTTCGTATTGCTGAAAAGCTAGGTGATTCCACGTTTAAATATGCGCTCCGATCTGGTACAAGCGTACACCCTTGTAAGGCTATGCACTTTGTCGCATACGGTAACTTTACGAATGTAGATCGGCAAAGGTCGAGTTATTCAACACAAAGTTATGTCCGGTATCTTACAGGTGTAAACGGTTGGGAGATTACAAAGGAAATGATTGCTATGCAGTTGGGTGACTTGTCTAACTTGAAATTGTTTGGTATCGACATGACCGGACATTCGGCGTATTTGCGCAACATCTACATGACCGGGGTAATCAAACAGATTTCGGACGATGGAGTAACAGAAAGCCGCGTCCCCTGCTTTAAAGGAGAATGGAAAGCCGGGACTTATTATTACTACGACGAAGTAACTCACAACGGTGCATCATGGCTCTGTATCTCCGAGAAACCAACAACACAAGAGCCGGGCGAAGGCGTGTCGGATTGGTTGGAAAAGTCGGCGGCGGGGAAAGATGCGGTGGTCGTTAATATCATGAGCAGCAACGGGAATATATTTCAGAATGGTTTTGTATCTACCACTTTAGCCGCTTACGTGATAAAGGGGGGTACTGACATAAGAGATAGCGTTCCGGCTTCCCGCTTTTCGTGGGAGAAGGAAAGCAACAACGCCGACACCGATAAGATATTTAATGAGACTCATGTCGGGCACGGACATAAATTGATGCTTACTCCTGATGATGTCTGGGGACGTGCTACATTTAATTGTATTGTTTCACTTTAAAAAATAAACTATTATGCCAATCGCAAGAGGACAAATTACCATCGTCGATTTGAACGACGCTAAATCAATGAGTATGTATTTGGGAAGCAACCAACCGCTAACCCAAATCTTTAACAAAGAAAACAGTTCGTATGTACCGAATTGGGCGGCTTCACCGTTTTTGGTCGTTACTCCTGAACTGTATGTATCCGGTACAACAACAAACGTTATCAGCCGATTAAAAGCCGCTCCGACCTACACAATTAACGGCGGAGCGATAACGGCTTTTGGCGGTACGGTTGCAGCTACTTCGCCTTATGCGCTTACTATCAAAAACAACATGACTAGCGCATCGCAGTTGAAGGTAGAATGTTCCGGCATTTATGTTGATCCTGATACAGGTTTAGAAACTCCCGTCAAGGCAGTTATTAACTACACTAAAACAGAAAACGCGGGGCAGCTTATTTGTGCGATTGCTTACGCTCCAAAGGGGAATGTTTTTAAAAACGATCAATCCTCAACGTTAACGGCTCATTGCGATATGTGGCGAGGAAGCAGTATCGACGCTGACAAAGTAGCCTATCAGTGGCACAAGTTGAAATCGGATGGTACTTGGGAATCCCTAGCAGCTTCGAACGCTTACGGTATCACCGGAACAACTACGAATGAAATAACTATTCCGGCTAGTGCTGTTCTCAATTTCGAATCGTTCAAATGCGTAATTAAAGACACGGATACAGCGAGCGGAACATATAACACGTCTGTGAGCGATATTATTTCGTTCTCCGATCTTTCCGATCCGTATATAATTGAAGTATCTTCCACGACGGGCGATAAGTTTGTAAACGGTCAAGGAAGTACGACCCTAAACGCGAAAGTCTGGCAGAATGGTGAAGCGTTTACCGATAGTGCGGCGGATACAAAGTTTGTATTTTCTTGGAAGAAATATAATAAAGACGGTACGCAGGATACCGCTTGGGGAACTTCCGGTGTAAAAACAGGAAAGACCATCACAGTCACCTCTGCCGAAGTAGATGTAAAGGCGACATTTATAGTTGAATTATCCTTAAAATAAAAGCATGATAGTAGCAAGAGGACAAATAACGATCAGCGTAACCAAGGACGGTCAATATCCCGTACAGGAGTTTGCGAAGTCTACATCTTCAACCGTTGCACCTACAAGCGGATGGGTTAAGACTCCGCCCGCTTGTAGTACGACCGAATATTTGTGGATGCGTACGGGCGTGGCTATTCCTCCGGCTATGTCTCCTGCATCATGGGCTACCGTTCGTATTGGTGCAATAAATGGGGCAACCGGAGAACAAGGCGAAAAAGGTGAAATCGGACTTCCCGGCTCTTTGCTCCGTCCGCGTGGTGAATGGAAAGCAAACACTAACTACGTTAACAATACGCAGTATCGCGATACTATAATCTACAACGGTAATACTTATTCGTGTCGTGCAGATCATAATTCCGGCTCTTCTTTCGATGTGACGAAATGGACTTTGTTTAACGACTTTGTTAATGTCGCTACGCAGTTGTTAGTAGCTCAAAATGCAACGATCGACATATTAGGAACATCGGGTTTATTTGTCGGTAATTTATCAAAAACGCAAGGTTGGTTAATAACGGGCGGTTCGATTAAGCATAATGTAACCGGGCTTGAATTAACAGTAGACGGGAAATTATCACTCCCCGCAACGGGTGCAATATTGGTCGGGAATAAGACGTTTATCACTGACGGAAAGATTGTAACCGATTTTATCGACGTTAAGACCCTAGAAGTTGAAAAGCTAAAGGGTGCGACGGGTACGTTTAAAAGCTTACAAGGGACAAAATTAGTAAATAACAAAGAAGTCGTAATGTGTGAAATTGGATTCAGCCCAACCGAAGGGAAAATGTATTTCGAAGGGGATATGCAGCATCAAGGAACTTATAAAGATCCTGTGAAAGGAGAACGAAGTTTCAGGTTTTACACTGCTGACTTATGGTGTAGAGGGCAATTCGGACATTATCAAATGACTTCTCTCTTATTTAATTCTGCTTCAACTAGTGATTTCTTTGCGCATATTTATAATTATGGAACTGATACAACTTATCACAAATATGCGCAAGCAGGACAACCGATAGACTGCATTTTTCTTGAAGGAAGCGGGAACTATGTATTATATGTGTGCGACTCACCCCGTCGTAAGTTTTTGACAGTTGTCAATGCCTCCGGCTATCCTAAAAGAGTAATGATGGTATATCAGGACAGACGTACTGATACTATTGAACCATACAGATTTAAGATTTTTGTGACAGCTGAAATAAATACATCTAAACCGAATCCCTCATCTACTGTAAATTTACATGCATTACAATAATGAAAATAGATTTTAGAAAAATTCAAGTAAAAGACATCGAAGGGAATAATAGTACCGTCGATATTGCAAAAATGTTAGGTAATACTATCTATCAGAAAACCGCCGATTTGGGCGAGTTGGAATTAGCTCAACAAATCTACAAGAATGGTGAAGTAGATTTGTTGCCAGAACAGGCGGAACGCATTAAAGAGTATGTAAAAACTAACTTTGTCGCCGTTGTGCAGATTGCAGTGAACGAGGCTTTATCGGTAGAATAAGAGCTACCAAAAGTAACATGAAATACATAAAATAAAAATATGGACGAATGGTTAAAAATTATAGGTGCGTTAGGAGGATTAGAGGCGATCCGCTTTACAGTCACTTTTCTAGCAAATCGTAAAACAAACGCCAGAAAAGAAAAGGCTACGGCGGATTCTATGGAACTTCAAAACCTACTTTCTATTATTGAGAATTTAAACAAGCAGATCGGGCGATACGACGAACGATTAAAACAGCGTGACGAAAAAGTAGATACGATTTACCGGGAATGGAGAACCGCACAAGCAGAGGCACAAAATTGGATGCGCAAATACTACGAGCTTGAATTAGCCTTAAAGGATGCAGAACACAACCGATGTGATAGACCGGACAGCGAATGCAGTCGGAGAACTCCGCCGCGTAGACCAATTACAATTAACAATCAAAATAAAGAGGAAAACAATGAATAAAATAGACTCGATTATTATCCATTGTTCGGCTACGCGCGCCGGGCAGGATTTAACCGCAAAAGACATTGATCGTATGCACCGGGTACGCGGATTTAACCAGATCGGATATAATTATGTTATTCGGATTGATGGTACGATAGAAATAGGGCGATCTTTAACAGTTGACGGGGCGCATTGTAATACGAAGGGTTTTAGCGAATCTTCGTATAATAAACATAGTGTTGGTATTTGCTACATAGGTGGTTTGGATGCAAACGGAAAGCCCGCAGACACAAGAACGATCGCCCAAAAAGCGGCTTTGCGCGAGTTGGTTGCTAAACTCTGCAAAGAATATGAGATTATCGAGGTTCTCGGACATCGTGATACTTCGCCCGATCTGGACGGAAGCGGAGAGGTAGAACCGAAAGAATATATCAAGGCGTGTCCCTGTTTTGATGTTCGGAGTGAATTTCCTAATTTCTTGCGTAATACAGTAGTTCGACCATGAAACGGTTGATTTATATTATCATGTTGCTGATATTAGCAACATGTTTCGTGTCATGCCGGACTCAATGTATCCCGGCTGAATCCGTTCGCACTGAATACAAAACACGTGATAGTACCCGTTATGATAGCATCTATCAACGAGATAGTATTTATACGCTCATAAAGGGCGATACAGTTTATCTGTATAGATATAAGTATCTGTATCGCTACTTAACAACGAATCGTACCGATACGATTCTTAAAAACGATTCTATTCGCGTGCCTTATCCGGTTGAAAAACAGTTGAACCGATGGCAATCTATCAAAATGGAGTTGGGCGGATGGGCGTTTGGAATTATAATTTTGTTTACTCTGATAATAATTGGTCAGATAATATTCAAATCTAAAAAATAATTAGTATATTTGTGTACGGGTGGGGATGTCCGTTGTATCATCTCTCTGTGGAAAGTTGCTAATTTTCGAGGACGGGAGACAATACGTTATTTATTCCATTAAGAATGAGAGGTTGTGCCAGCATTTGACACAACCTCTTTTTATTTATATACAATAAGAAAACCCCGCAACGGCTCACATTGCGGGGTTGGTGTCAAATAAGAATCTTAACCGAGTTTAAGCGATGTTTGATGAATCATTTCGCTTACGTCCTTCAAAGCATTTAAAAATGTTTGAAGTTCATTATCAGTAAAGCGAGCCTTTTTCCCGTTTACGATGTTACCGTTAATTCTTTGATATAGCCAATTTCTTGACTTTCCGAAATATTTCTTTGCTATATAGCTAAACGAAATAGCCTCCGGCAATTCTCCGAGTTTATCCCGCAATATAGCTTCTTCCGCTCTTTCAATAAAATCATTACAAGCGTCTACGGTTGCTTTTAGTCCGGATTCAGACGCTTTTTTATAGGCTTCTTTCTGGGCTTCTGGCAGCGCATTATATTTTGCTTGCATTTCTTTTTTGAAAGCGTCTTTTTCTTCCTGTGTAGATAAAGTTTTAAATCTTTCAAAATCCGCTTTCATTTCGGGCGTTGGCAAGCAGGCGTTTATATCTATCATATTTTAAAGTTTTAATCCCTCCCCGAAGGGAGGGAGGTTAATTACTCTTTTAATTTTTCCCGAATCTCATTCATCCGGTCGAGTATGTCATTTATTAATGCTTCTCTTTCTTTTTCATTTTCGGGAACCCCGTAGGCTTCGTGGAATGAAGCGAGAAGTTTTAAATTCTCATACTCTTGTTCTAATTCCTTTCTTTCTTCATCTTTCATTGGTTAAACATTAAAATTAAGAACTCTTATTTGACTTTACAAAGATAATAAGCATTTGCTTATTTTGCAAGTTTTAGGCGAATTATTTTAGATTATTAATGTAGTCTATTACTTTTCTGTTGGCTTTGTCTATCTGCTCTAAATCGTAGTCTATGTAAATTCCGGTTGTTTTGCATCCGAACTCGTGCCCCAAAGCTAAAGATATTACATCTTTCGATATTCCTATTTTATGCGCTATTGTAGCCCATGTATGGCGTGCCCAATACGAGGTGATGCCGGGAAATAAAATGTCTCTAATCTTTTTCCCGCCTAATCCTTTGCGTTCAAAGTTTCCAAGTTTCTGCAAACCTCTATTCATTGCTACCATATATTTTCTATAATTATAGTCGTTGGTTTCGAGCGTGTTTAGTAGGAATTTGTTTCCTTTATACCTGTTTATTATCTCCATTGCTTCCGGTTCTACTTTGATGGAGTATAACTTTCCGGTTTTTTCTCGTTTGTATTCTATGCGTCCATCGGTTATTTGTTCAACGTGGAATAAATCAATTCCATTTATTCCAATTAAATAAAACATAAGCATGAATATATCTTGATACTCTTTTTGATATTCTTCTCCGTTGAAGTCTCTTAGGGTAATAAGTTGATCCGGCTTTAATGATCGTTTTCTGGTTTCTTCTCTTTCTATTGTGAATTTTCTAAACGGGTATAGTTCCGTTTCCTCATTATCTATCGCGTGATTGAAAACCGCCCTAATATTCCTTAAATGGATTGAAATCGAGTTTGTTTTTATTCCGGTATCTTTTAGCCATTTATTGAACGATTCTAGCCATTTCTTTGTCATTGTTTCAAATGTGCAGGTTGGATCATAGGCGAGAATCTTATTCTTTGTAGCCTTATATAGTTCTATTGTATTTTCTTTCGTCTTTGTCTCTATAAACTCGTCTAGGTAGGTTACGAAAGTTTTGCAGGTTGACTCGTTTTTGATGGACTTTGAAATATAATCTTTCAAGGCTGCGTCGCTCATGCTTTTTAATTTCTGATTATTATCCAACATAACGATAAGCATTTCCACGCGATTTATAAGATTGCGTATCGCCACATTTTTAGCTTTGTAGCTTTTCGCTTCTTTGCTATACTCTGTACCCGTCCACGTTCTCGGAGTAGCGCAAAAATCGGTACTTATTAATATTCGGCTTTTATGCCTAATATACAACTTGATCGGGTATGTGCCGTCTTTCTTTTCTCTACGTGTGTCTAATTGATAACAAACAGTTGCCATAATAATATTGTTTTTAGTATATATACGCAAACAACGTGTCAACTGGATAGCGCGATAATTATGCGAGATGAAAATTTGCGCAAAATTTGCACCATTTTCCTTAATAATACCCGTTTATAACGCCTAAAAACGATACTTTGATATAGATATAAGGCAATAAAAAAGCCCCTTACTTGTTTGTAAGAGGCTGATAATCAGCTGGTAGTGGGTACGAGAATCGAACTCGTATTACATGCGTGAGAGGCATGTGTCCTAA